GGTCAATGTCAACCTTGAATGTCATGTAATACCTTAGTGTTATTGAAAAAGAAAGCAGCCGAAGCTGCTTAGGTGTTGGGGGATAGAAGTTATATCATCTATCGAATGTTCATTCTGTTTCCTTTGTTGGTGTAGCTTCTTTACCCGTTTCAATAGCATCTGTGATGCAGGCAATGAGAGCATAGCGGAGCAGAAACTCTTTAGCTGCTTCGTCCATGTAGACATTGAAGTCGGCAGAACCGTCTTCGTTTTCTCTGTAGTTTTCAAGTTCAATTTTCATTTCTTCCTCACTGCATAAATAATAAGACCAATGATTGTGCTGATCATTGTAGCCACATGAAATAGTGTTGGTGCCAGTACAAACCACCAAGACCAATCAATGAATTCTGTCAACTTCAACGTGATGAAGATGAGGGTTAATACATTTAGAAAGCCCATTAGAACAACTCCTTTTTCAGTTCTTTAATCTTCGCTGTCACATAGTGCGACAACACTTTGAAGTCAACCTTTGGATTCTTAAACTCTTTGATAAAGTTCCAAGTTTCCTCAGTGACTACATCGTACCACACGGTGTTGATCAGTCGAGGAATATATTTCGATGACCATCCACCCATCTCGTTGACAATCTTTGCTTCCACCTTGTCAACCAAAGCTTGCGTCACGTACTTAGCAGCAATCTTCTCTTCAACGATTTCACCACCAATGACAGGCGCACCCATCTCAAGGTGATGCTTGGCTTTGAATTCGTTAGCGACAATCTTAGCCCATGTCTGACGACCATACTTGTTCTTGTAGTCATAGTTCTTGATGACAACACCTTCACCAGCGCCCTCACCGTCCTTCACCAGATAGTGTGCCTTACTCAGACACTCAGTGAAGTGGTCGATGCTGCCGTTCTTGATGATGGCAATTGGTGCAATGATGTTGATGCCAGCAGCAACGAGTCCTTCAGAGTATTCGTCATAGCTGAGCAAGCGTTCTTTGCTACGGTCAAACACATCGAACACATAGAACTTGCGCCATGCATCGTCGTTGTAGGTCTTCAGTGTGTGCGGTACAAGCCATTCACCGTAGAGGACATGTTCGGGATTAGAATACATGTATGGAACAACAGAATAGTCATCAACCATAGCCTTCATAAAGCCAGCATTGTCGTTATCTATGGCAAGCTCACGGTTACGACTACCACAACTGAACGGTATGGTTTTGGTTGGGTCCATCCAAACACTACCGTTAGTACCGTCCAGCTTAGGGAACACATAGCATGTACCCACTTCAATGCCTTCAACTTCGGTGTTGCCGTAGCGTTCAAGGTGTTGATATTTAATGAAGCTCATACTTTCTTTTTCCTTTCAAGTTTCTCTTGATCAGTTTTGATTTTATGGCAAGGCTTACAAAGCACCTGAAGATTCTTTATCTCACAGAACACACGATCAATGAAGTTGTCCCATGTAGTGAAGCCCTTCTTAGGGTCCACCACAGGACTGATGTGGTCAACCTGAACGTCTGTAGCCACGAAATATTTAGAACACTCAGCACACTTGTAATGCATTGCCTGCTTACCCGTCTTAGCATTCACCTTCCTGCCTACGAAAGCTTCCTTCAAAGCCTTGTACTTGGGAGGCCAACGCCTTGACGCAGCACGTAAGGCAGAGGTCACGAAGCTTCTGAATCGTGCCTCTGTCCATTCACCACCATTGCGTTCTTTAACGGTCACGAGGGACCGCTTCAAACGCTATGTTGGTCATGTCGAGTTGGTCTTTGGTATCAACCAAAATGTTCTCAATGATGCCACACACATCAGCAACGTCGAGAGCAACGAAGTAGTAGTGCTGATCCTCTCGCTCTTCAACACCAACAACAAAGCCATTTTCTGCCGTACTAATTGTCACCCTCATGTGAGTCCTTCTACGTCTACATTCCTGTAGCAAACGTCTTCAATGTTGAGTCGAGACAGCGCATATGTTACATGCTCTTTCAAGTCTTCAACAAGCAAGTCTTCATGGGTGTAGATGCTGTCAAGTTCTGAGTTGTCTACTTCGGCAACAAAGGTCAGTGTAATCTTAGCCATTGTTTTTTCCTTCAAGTTCAATCAGCAGATCGATGTAATGCTTTGCTTTCTCAAGGTCAGCAATACCACCTTTGTCGCGCCAACGAGTGACATACTTGATGACGTTGCCTTCAAAGTAGCCAATCTTGTTGGTGTGGATGTACTCAACAGGTTGAATACCATGCTTCTTGTAATGATCACCAGAAACCTGCACAGCCAAAGCATTGAAGGCTACATCCTTCGGGTCATACTTAGGTGGTGGAATGACTCGTTGTGCCATAGCTTCACCGTGGTTGTCAATGTTCTTGAACACATCAACGGCTACCCACTTGGTGTACATGTCTTTACCACCCACTGAGTTTGCACAGCAACTATCACAAGGCTCAGCACCAGCAGGGTAGTCTCCATAAAAACAGTTCTCACAGTTCTTATCTATCACTGCACACCCCCAATCGTTTTCGTATATTTAGACAATACAAACTCCGCATCCTTGACATCATCAAGTTCTTCAAAAGCAGACTGGTTGTATTGCTCTTTCACCTTGTCGAGGAAGCGAGCAGCGAGAGCAGGGTCTTCATCAATGAGTTGAACAGATGTTGCAATCACCATAGCAATATGAACAAGACTACCGAAGTCTTCTTCACTCATCGTGACAGGACCAACACCACTAATCATCACTTGAAAATTCCCGTCCCACTTCTCACCTTCTTTGTAATGAGGACGTATCACAAGAGCTACATCGTTTGGTTTCAGTTTGTTAAGTCTGGTGGCTTCCATATTTGACCTTCATGTCTACGTAGAAAAAGTAGATGTGCGTTCTCTATGACACGTTCTTCAACACCGTCATAGGCTTCAACACACCGCTGATACATCTCACATTCATCAATGGCATCTTCCAATATCTTCTCAGCTTTCACTGGTCCAATACCTCTTAGGCCGATGATGTTGTCTGCACTATCCCCTGTCAAGATTTGCATGTACAGTTTATGCACAGCTTCTTCAGGTGTAATGTAGTAGGCAATTTTCTTGATGAAGTTGTAGTGCCATCCCACCACCTGATCTAAGTCTTTGTCCAAGGAAACAATGACACCCTCGTCACCAAGGGTTGTAGCATCTGTGGCAATGGCATCATCTGCCTCAATACCATCATAGACAACAGCGCCCCACTGGTCAATCAGGTGTTGTCTCACCGCAGCTAGATGCTTAGGTTTAACCTTGTCCACTCTGTTGCCCTTGTAAGGCGCTGTCACAGCTATGTTGTATCTAAAGTTGTTCTTACCTGTGAGGTAGAGTTTCCATGAATCAACATAGCCACATTTGTCTACACCGCACATGAGAGTGTTGATGATGAGAGAGTCTACAGACCGTATAGCCTGTAGCTCATCCTCGTTCTCACATGCTGCTGCGGCTCGGTATGCATAAATGTCCGAGTCCAGAAGCGCTATCATCAGTCTGCAACAACAGCTTCTTCAGCTTGTGCTGGAGCCTGTGCAGCTTGGAATTGCTGAACAAGTTTCTGATGCAGTGGGAATGCACCAGATTCTGTTGGTAGTTGTCCAAGTACACGGACAATGAAAGCGGCTTCGTTTGTGTCAATTGTGAAATTCATTACAGTACATCCTCATCATCAGCAGAAATACGACCACCACCGTCTGCATAGGCTACCAAGTCAGTGACAACCAGCTTAGCCAATGAAGGGCTGACACCCTTCTTGTTCTTGTACGTCCATGCGTAGCTACCGATCATACAGACAGCCTTGCTTCCGTTGCCAATGTCTTCAACGATTTCATCGTTGTCAGTATCAAAAGCTTTGATGGGACGCTGGCTCTTGCAGGTAATGTACTTGCCCTGCTCAGGCTTCCTATCAAGGTTCTCTTGCACAGAGATGCCCATGTCTTCCAGTGCAGCCACTGCTTTGTCAGACAGGTTACACAGATCAATTGTGTAAGCATCAGCCATTTCATTCTTACGATTTAACGAAGCCCAGTAAACTGTAGCTTTGAGTTTCAACTTGTCACTCATTTGAGTTTCCTTTGATTTAAATGCTGACCAATTTAACAGGGGTCAGCTTCCTGCATCTCGTCATTGTATCACTAGCTTTGCAGCAGCGTCAATGTAGTATTGGTAGTCAACGTCTTTCCATGTGAAGTCATTGACATCATTACATGTCCACATACCGTAGCCTTCACCAATCGATATGCGTCTAGGTTCTGCTTCTTCCTTGATTGGTGGCATCACCTTAACCAACTCACCACCAGCACTGCATGCGTAGTAGCGACACGTATTCTGTTGCTTAATATGTACATTGTCAACAATGAGAAACAGACCACTGCTACGTGGCACCTTCACTCTAAGCATAAAGTCATACTTGTTCTTGTGACCCTTGATGTATGTGTCAAGAGAGATGCCATGAAGCATTGCAGCTTCAGCAGCCTTTGGTATCACCAACCCACCCTGATCTTGATGCCAGCCTAAGTCTTCATACTGGTACGCACCCTTACGCTTCACCTTACCGTCTGTATATACAGCGATGTAGTTGTTCACGTCACGAATAATCATCTTGGAATACTCAGCATACTCAAGCTGCAAACCAACTTGCTTCTGCCATGCGTCACAAACTCTGTCGTACTGGTCGCGCTTACTACGTGGCAGCTTCACAGTGATACCGTCTGTATTAACCTGCACAATGGACAAACCTTCAATGTCCATTAGCTTCTCAGCCAACAGGCACAGGCTAAGCTGACCATTAATGGTGATCGCCATCGTGTACTGAGGGTCGTAGAAGGGGCTGTACTTGTTGTTGCTATCACCGTATACACCGTTCAACGCAAGCTTCAGCATGGCGTTCTCAGCGCTGCCCTTGGGGTAGCTCTTACGCTGCTCGTACACGTCTTGATAGATGTCACAGAACTTCTCAGACAAATGCTCAGGATAGATACGGTTGGCAATGGCAATGTTGGGATACATGGATGCCACGTCAGCATCAACAATCATGCGCGTGTCGCTGTCACTGACGATGGTGCTCTCAACAGACCCGTGAATACCACCAGTGCCGAAGTCGAAACGAAAGCCACCGATTGTCACGTTCAAGTTGGTAGCAACTTTCCAGTTCTTCCAATAGCTGTACTGCTTCTCACCCTTCTTCTTAGCTTTCAGTTCCTCTTCAGACACCCACCCCATAGGATGCAATGCTTTGAAGCCAGCAATAACATCATCGCTTGGTTTGTTGAACCACTTCTGACGCTTCGTCACCATCTCAGCATAGGCAGCTAAGTCACCAAGGTCGTCCTCTTCAATGTCAGACAATGCACCTTTTGTTTCTGTCAAAGACTGTGCAGCAAACCACTCCAGCACTAGCTGAAACTCAGGACGCAGAAAGTCGTAGTAGTTGAACAGACAATCTTTGATGTGAATAACTTCACGCCTAGTCTGATTAATGTGACGCTCACCCTTCTTACCAATACGATAGCAACTACCGGGCATGTTCTCTTCAAGCTTCATGATGAAGTAGTCTTTGCCGATCTTTGTATCGTTGTGGTTGAGAAAGTTGCGATTGTATTTAACAGACAACTCTTCACGAAACGTTATCTGTGATAAGCATTCTTTGTAGAACAACAACGTCATCTTCACATCATGCATGTTGTATTTTAACAACACATCTATCTGGTCATCGGTTAGGTCACTGTGTGGGTCGTATGGCAGGTCAACAATGCTGTCAGCTTTCATGTTGAACTCAAGCGCCTTCAACGATGTAGCCCTTGCAGGATTGTCGAAGTGCATGATTTTGTACAGGTCAATCTGCTGCACATACTGTGACTTGTCATGGATGATGTGACCAAACCTGTCATCGCTACCGATGATGGACTGTGCCTTCTTGTACACCCGTGTAGCCACAGCCTTACCAGATACAGTGAGGGCTTTGTCAGATACAGAGATGAGGTCATGCAACACAGGGTAGTCAAAGCCTATGTTGTTGTACCCCACCATCCTGTGCTTCTTACGCTTGAGTTCCCCGAGGAAACTAAAAAGTTGCTCAGCTTCATTCTTTCGCTGTGAACATTCAAACGCTACAGCATGCGACTCATCAACGCTAATCGCTGAGAACGTGAACGCTGTCTTGTATGTCTCTATGTCCCATACGTAGTCCATCTTTCTTTTCCTTCTTTGGTTTGGGAAACAGTCTATCACGATACGCTCTCATCAGTGATGCACTCACATTCTGAATGGCGTATGCTTCTATCTCGTTGCCGGGGTTGTCTTCACCAATGTATCTAAAGTATTCCTGCACCACATGCACAGCCTCATGTACTAACAATGTTGCAACGTCGATACCATCAGTCTGAGGTGTAACAGGGATGCAAACAATGCTCACTCTGTTGCCCTTCGGTGTGTTGAAATAGTGCGTGGTTGCTAATGATTCATGAATAAGCCATCTGTCCCACTCATGTATAGGAACCTTCAAATATCTCAGTGTGCGATAGTAGTCTGACTCAGTGGTACAGACTTTTAAGAAATCACCTTCGATTAGGCAACGGTTTAACCATGTAGTCATGTGCCGCCATACTCACGGCTAAGAATGTGTTGGTCATATACATCAAGCTCCTGTTCAACATCTGCAAGCTCAGCATAAAGCTTAGCCAGTGTTGTGTCACCTTTGATGTAGGCATCACGCTCAAGTTCTGCATAGGTTTTCATGGTTAATCCCAAAGGCTTTGAAAGAAAATACCGAACAGCTTAGTGCCGTTGGCGATACGTTCGTGATGTTTCTGAAGACCAGCACGGTCACACAAGATAGCATCAATCTGCTCCATAAGTTCAGCTTCTTTGTTCACATTAGACATGTCATAGAACAGGTCTTCATTGTCATGATCAACGATCTGTTCCATCGCCCAAATCATTTCATCAAGTACATATTCCCATCGTTCAAAGTGGTTGTTGTCAACATCCCACTCATGCTCTTTAGGTGGTGCTGCTGTAGAGCGAAGATGTTCTGGTACATACTCGTCATCAACTAACGGAGCACCATGCTTCGTAGCCTTCAACTGCTTGAGCATAGGCACGATGAGTAGCGCTAACGTGTGGTCCATACTCCATGTGTCATGCTCTTCAATGGTGATGTCAACTTGACGTGGAGTGTCGTCTTCTACATAGGGTCCGATAATTACTTTCATGTCAGTTCCTTTCGTGGTTGTTTAAAATTTGAAGGATGATGTTGATCGACTGCATCAACATCATCTGCTCCATTGGGTCAAGCTGGTGATAGCTAGGTTGTGGCGTAGGCCACTTCTTAATGATGGCGTTCCAGTATTGTTCTACTTCGCTCATAAAACATCCTGTTCTACTTCGGTCTGGAACATTCTACCTGTCTCTTTGTTGTACAGCAAGTGACAAGCTGGACCAGTGACACCACTATAGCGGTTCTTTAAAACCCTGACATGTGTGGTGTTGCGCTCAGTCAAGTCTTCAGCTTGACCATTACGCTCCAGACCAATCACCATGTCGCTAAGCTGTGCAATGGATGCTGACCCACGAAGCTGAGCCAGTGATGTAGCAGCACCTTCTTCATGGCCCTTGTCAGACGGACGCTTCAAGTGGCTGACCAAGATGAGAGCGATGTTGGTTTCTTGCACCAGCATACGCAGCTTAGTCATCACTTCGTCCAAGGCTTTGCGTTCGTCACCACTCTCTTGACTTGAGATGATGATGGACAAGTGGTCAAGGAAGATGTAATTACATGACATACCTTTTGCCAGATAGCGAACACGGTTGACAATGTTTTCAATGCTGGTCGATCCGAAGTGGTCGAACAGGTACAATCTACCAGTGCCAAGCGTTGCATCGAAAGCGTTCTTGCGTTCTTCATCAGACACAACAGCATCGGGTAGGTGTAGTGGTGCATTGGCAGCAAGCGACATCATAGACAGTGCAGTCTTACGAACACTTTCTTCCAAGAACATCAAGCCGATGTTGTCTGGTGTGTTCTGAATCAAATGCCACACCAACTCACGCAACACCTGAGACTTACCCAACCCTGAGCCTGCTGTGATGGTGACAAGTTCACCGAGTCGGATGCCATAGGTTAGTTCGTTCAACCCATCCCACGGATACTTGCAATCAGCAGGTGCCATTGGTGTAGATACCATGTCCCACAAAGTGCTACCTGAAACAATACCGTCTGGAACAAACTGCTCAGCCCTCCACCAACGGTCAACAAACTGTGCTTCCTTACTTGCTGACAACCAATCACATGCATCCTTCAACTCAGGCATGGGCTTGAATATCTTGCACTTGCTACCGAACAACTCAGCCACTTCCTTTGCAGCCTTGATGCCGGGTTCATCACCATCAAAGCAAACAACAATGGTTTCAAAGCTGTTGATGTATTCGTAGTTGGCTTTGCAATCTTTCAATGCTGAAGCTGCACCATTCCTGATCGACACCACAGGCCATTTCGATCCTGTCATTTGGAATGCAGCCAGTGCATCGAACTCGCCTTCAGTGATGGTTAGATATTTACCACCGGACGGGAACAGGTTCTGCCCATACAGTGTTGCAGCTTTCCAGTTGCCAATAGCGCTGAAGTCTTTGCGGTCTACAGGTCGGACCTTTGCTGCCACCAGCACAGAGTCTTTGTCGTAGTAGGGGAAATAGTATTTGCCATTGTCACGGACAGTGCCATACTTCTCCATCGTTGTTTTGGTGATGCGTCTTTCTGACACAGACACTGGCACACCTGTGTTGAAAGCTTTGATGAAGCTTGTGTCAGACACTGCTGGTGTAATGGGTTCGATCACAATTATTCCTTCTGTACCGGGGGTTAGTGTTGAACAGACAAAGCAGTAGGCACTACCGTCTGCATTGATTGATGCACCATCACTGCTACCACAAGCAGGACAGGCAACGTGGGTTTTGATGAAGCTCATTTACCTACAGCCTTACTGAAAACATGGAAGCGCTTAGCATGCATCAAAGCCTCGTCACGTTCTTTGTTGAGGCCATAGATTGTGCCAACTTCAATGCCTTCATCACGCTTACGCTTCACCACCTCAGTGCTGATCTGTGATGCTGTCTTGCCTGACAGCTTAGCCTTGAACAACACATCGTCAGCGAAGATGGAAGGGCGTGGATGTTCTTTCCAATGGAACGGTGACAGGGGGTGGCAGGTGCAGGTCATTGTTGCTCCGGAAAGAAAGCACCA